TTGGCGCAGCTGGCGTCGGTCCGCGATTTGGAACGGACGGCCTTTCCCCGTACCCCGTTATCTTCATGCCTCTTTTCAAGAGGCTGCTTCTGAGTCTGAGCGGGCTGCCTTGGAGTTGGAGAAGGTGGAGTCTCGTGGTGTTGTGACTGTTCGTGAGTTGGACGCGGCTGAGCTGATTGGCCAGTCGCGAGTTCGTCAACGTTCTGAGAGGAGTCAGCTATGAAGCTGTATGCGTTGCACGATCGGAAGGCGAAGGCCTTCACCGATTTTCATGTGTTGAAGTCGGACACCGTCGCATCCCGCGGTTTTGCTGAGGCTGTGATGCAGCCGAATTCGTTGTATTCGAAGTACGCGGACGATTTTGAGCTGGTGTCTCTGTGTGATGTGTCGCAGGAGTATGAGGATCTCGCGGTGGAGTCCCTCATTGGTTCGTTTGATTTTCAGGTGATTATCACCGCAGCGCAGATTTTGGCTGCGCAGCCTTCCCCGAGCCGCCAGATTCCGTTGGCGTTGGAGGCGTAATGTCGTTTAAGGGTCCGTCTCGTAGGCTGGTCTCGCAGGATGATGCGGCGATGATCGCGCGGCCTGATGTGCCGCGCTCGAAGTTCTCTGGCTCGTTTTCTACGAAGTTCACTGGTGATGCTGGTCTCCTGATTCCCTTCCACGTGGAAGAGGTTTTGCCAGGAGACCATTTTTCTTTTCACTTCACTCCGTTTGTTCGGACGTCCACGCCGCTTTTTCCGGTGATGGATTCGCAGCGTATCGATATTCATTCGTTTTTTGTTCCCAATCGTTTGGTGTGGCCTGATTGGGTGAAGCTGCAGGGGCAGCAGACGAATCCGGGAGATTCGGTGGCGTTTACTGTCCCTCAGGTCGTGTCCGCCGGTTTTGGTTTTCCGGTGTGTTCAGTGTACGACTATATGGGATTGCCCACGATTGGGCAGCCGGCGGCTGCTTTGAGCGTGAACGCGCTTCCGCTGCGTGGTTACAACTTGATTTACAATCAGTGGTATCGTGACGAGAATTTGATTAATTCCCGTCCTGTTCCGAGTGGTGCTGGTCCGGATGTTGAGGGTGATTATGTCATCCGTCGTCGTGCGAAGTCGCACGACTATTTTACGTCGTGTTTGCCGTGGCCGCAGAAGTTTGTCGCGCCGTCTATTGCGTCGCCGGTGACTGGCATTGGTGTGGATCCCGCGTCTCCTGCGGTTGCGGGTCCTGTGAATATCAAGGAGACGCCGTCTCCGACGAATTTGGGTACCGGTCTCGGTACCTATGCCGCGTACTACGAGGATGTGACCGCGAATATTTTGATTGGCGCGGATGCGACCAACACGTTGCAGGTGTTTGCGCAGACGGATGTCAACACCTTTCGCCAGGCGATGCAGATTCAGGTGTATTTGGAGCGCATGGCGCGTGGCGGTACTCGTTACACGGAGATCACGCAGAATGTCTGGGGCGTCTCGAATCCGGATATGCGGCTGCAACGCGCCGAGTACATCGGTGGAGGTTCGACGCCGCTTCAGTTCACTCCTATCGCGCAGACTGCTCCTACGGCTGGCGTACCGCTCGGTGCGCTTGGTGCGGCCGGAACGGCAGTCGGCAACAATCGCGCTTCTTACGCGGCGACGGAGCATGGTTTCATCATTTGCATCGCGTCTATCAAGACCGAGCTGAGTTATAGCCAGGGCGTTCATCGCATGTGGGACCGCCGTACGCTCTTCGATTACATCGTTCCCGATTTCACGCAGCTTGGTGAGCAGGCAGTCCGTCGCCGTGAGATTTATGCGACGGGTGTCCCTGCCAATGACGATTCAGTTTTTGGTTATCAGGAGCGTGGTCATGAGTATCGGACGCATTTGTCTAGCGTCCGTGGTTTGTTTCGCCCGACTGCGGCGGGCAATATTGATGAGTGGCATTTTTCGCAGCAGTTTACGGTTGCGCCCACTCTTGGGCAGACGTTTATCGAGGATAGTCCTCCGATGGCTCGCGTTTTGGCTGCTGGTGCGCTAGCCGCGAATCAGCAGTATTTGTTTGATGTGCACGTTCGCGTAGATGCGGTGCGTGCGTTGCCGGTGTATGGGACACCGGCTGGTTTGGGTCGCTTCTAATGGATCCCTATACTGGTGCCGCCCTCGCTACGGGGGCGGCGGATTTTCTCGGTGGTGCCTGGGCGAATTCTTCTAACGCGCGTCAGGCGCGTGAGAATCGCAAGTTCCAGGAGCGTATGAGCTCGACGGCTGCGCAGCGTGCCGTCGCTGATTACAAGGCCGCCGGTCTTAATCCGGCCCTTGCGTATGATCGTCCTGCCTCTTCCCCTGGTGGTTCTCAGGCGCAGATGGAGAACCCCGTTAGTAAGGCTGTGTCTTCTGGTCTTGGCGCTGCGCAGTTGCGGCAGTCGCGCGAGATGCATCAGCTCAATATGGAGGCCGTCGCGGCGCAGACGGCGAAGACGAAGGTCGAGGGTGCTACTGGGTTGATGCAGCAGGATTTGTTGCGGCAGGATTTGTTGTTGAAGCATCAGGATTTGACGCAGCGTATTGCGTTGCAGCCGCACCAGGTGCGCGCTGCCGCGCTTGCGAATTTGTCTTCGCAGTATGGCTTGTCGAAGGCCGAAGCCGAGTCGGCCTATTACAAGATGATGGGCGTCGCTGCGCCCATGCTCGATAATTTGACCGGCCCCGCTGGTGCGGTTGGTGCCGGCATTCTTGGTGGTGGAGCGTTGTTGCGCTCCTTTTTCAAGGCTCCCGGTATGGGTGCCTCTGCTGCGCGTGGTGCGCAGGGTGTTCGCGGTATGTTTAAGCCTCCTGCTCCTCGCCGTACTGGCGATTGGGAGCGTGCGAAGTCTTCCCGTACTGGGGACGAGCGTCCCCGAGGTATTCAGCGATGAAGCAGCGGAAGGTTGATTATTCGTCGGCTACGGTGTCGTGGCCAAGAGGTCAGGAGACTGTGTCTCTTGATTTGCAGTTTCCTGGCATTGAGTGCACGGCCGAAGAGGACAAGTGCCGCCAGGAGTATGCGTTGAAGACCGATATTTCGTTTCAGCTGCAAGCGTTCGGTCTTGGTCGGCCCATGCAGTATGGGGCCGTGGATTTTGACAACCTCGATCTGACTCGAGCGTTGGAGTTGGTTGATGCTGCGCAGCAGCAGTGGCTTGGTTTGCCTAAGGTCATTCGTGACCGGTATCAGTCGTGGTCGGCTGTTGAGTCTGCTGCCAGATCTGGTGAGCTGGAGCAGGTGTTGAAGGCTGCGGGTGTGGCGGCTGCTTCTGCCGCCGCTCCTGCGGCCTCGGCAAGCGATAGCGCGCCAGTTGATGAGCCGAAAGGCTCTAAGGCCTCCTAGGCCTGTTTCTGCCCCATTACGGGGCAGTTTTGAGCGGCCTCCCGATGTTGGGGGGCCGTTCTTGTGTCCGGTATTTAGGACACCTATTGCACATATACCTTTCTTGTCTATTATGTGCTAAGTGGTCCCTTTGGACCACTTTTTTCCCCTTCTTGGAGGTTTTATGCATCGTCGTGGCGTTCCGAAGTCGAAGAGTGTGGGTCAGTTTAAGTCCCGTGTCGGGAAGACTGACCGTAAGAACGTTCAGCGCAATTTGCGCGGTGGCATTCGTTTGTAATGCCGTGTATGCATCCGATTCCGGCGCGGCAGCGTGCTGCTGGTGAGCGTCCGGTTATTGGTCGTGAGGCTACTGCTTTTCGTTTTGCTCGTAAGTTTGGTCAGAGTGAGTGGGCAGATGCGATTCTTGTTGATCCTTCTCTTTTGTTTTTGCCCTGTGGTTCGTGCGTGGGTTGTCAGATTTCCCGTGCGCGTGAATGGGCTATTCGTTGCTCGTTAGAGCTGGATTTTCATCGCTCTGCCTCGTTTTTGACTCTGACGTATTCAGATCGTTATGTGCCTCCGACCTTGTCGCGAAGCGATTTATCAAAGTTCATTCGGTCCATGCGTAAGAAGGTTGGGATGTTTCGTTTTTTCGCGTGTGGCGAGTACGGCGAGCTCCGCGAGCGTCCGCATTATCACGCGATTTTGTTCGGTGCCTCGGACCTCGAGGCCGCGCAGCGGTCGTGGTCCAAAGGTTTTGTGACCTCCACACCGGTCACGCCTGCTCGGATTTCGTATACGGCTGGCTATTGTGCCAAGAAGCTTGGCTTTTATCGCCCTCGAGGCGAGGAGATTGATTATGGCACTGGAGAGGTCTATCACCATCAACCTCCCTTTTTGCAGATGTCGCGCCGTCCTGGTATCGCGGGACACGTTCGAGTTCATTGGCGCAGCTGGCGTCGGTCCGCGATTTGGAACGGACGGCCTTTCCCCGTACCCCGTTATCTTCATGCCTCTTTTCAAGAGGCTGCTTCTGAGTCTGAGCGGGCTGCCTTGGAGTTGGAG